GTACATAATCACCAAGTTCAGACACTCTAAATCCAGGAAGCATAACCAAAGGCTCGTTGTTCTTTTCCTTGCCTTTGACTACATCGTCCATCCATAGCTCTACAGTTCTCTTTTTAATCTGCTCTTCCGTAACACCTGTAACAGTCTCACCTTCCTCAAGGCCTTGCTCTTCACGGAACGATACCATAGCCATCGCCTCGTATTTCTGCTTTGTCTCAGACTCTGCGTATTCATACGACACTTCACTTGGATACTGTAGAAGAATGTCTTTCATTTCAGCTCGAAGGTTGTCAAGCTTATCCATAGCCGCATTCTTCTCTACGTCATCTTTAGAGTTCTCTACAGACCTTTGGTATCTCTCGGCATCAGCCAATAGATTTATCATGCGCAACTTATCATCGTTGTTCATGCGGTCGGTAAGCTCTTGCTTGCGCTTACGGAAAGTTGAAAGAACCTCAGCCTCTCTGCTTACCACATCTTCCAATCCAGCAATAACCTCTTGGTTCGGGTTCTCTTTGCCCTGTTCTTGTTTTAAGAGTTTATCTGCATCAACAAAGCGCTGTACGTGTCTCGCTTCATTGTCTACGATAATATTGTTTTGCAGTGTTTGGTTTACTACGTTTTTGTAGTTTCTGCGGTGACCTGCTGCAGCCATTTGAGATAGACCGATAGAGCTGAATAGCGAGTTCAAACCTGTGGACTCTACATACTCCATCATCTCTTCATGAGTGTAGTCTTTGACACCCCAAGCTTGTTCTATAGCCATTCTTGAAAGAGCAATAGCTTCTTCCTCGGTGAACTCTGTAGCCATCGCTGATGGAGATATACCTAAATATGTACTATATCTACGAAGTGTTGTTGCATAAAAGTCTTTACCGTATGCATTCGCCAGCTTCTGAGCATTGATAGCATTCTTTGTACCCGCAAAGTTCTTTGCCGCCATTGCTTTTCTGAAGAAGTTGTATGTAAACACACGGGTGATAGCGGTCTCAGTCGCAGCTAAACTCAAGGCGTGAGCACGAGCATCACCCTTGCTCATCTCTGCAAGTTTAAGTTGCTCAAATTCTCTAACAGCACCTGCATCACCAGCCTCAATTGCGAGTTTAATCTTCTCGTCTATTTCATACAATGCTGAGCCGTATGAAGTAGCGGCTACAGCAGCAAGACCCAGCTCAGGACGAAGCATAAAAAGGCTTGTAATTGGTAAGCTTTGAGCCAAACCATCACCACCCTTCACCATCAACTCGGCAAAGCTTTCAACATCTGTAATACTTGTATTGTAAAAAGGCAGGTATTCTTCACGTAGCTCCTTTACAACAGACGGGTGTATAGGGTCACGCATAGGCATCATACCGCCTCTGGACATTGCTCTAAGGTTATTACCTGTCTCTGTTCCGTCGAAAGCTGTTTTGCGCTGTTCTTTCCTTGCTTGTTCAGGGTCTAATCCTGCAAGCTCATACATGTCATTAACAGCGTAGTCAACGTGAGATACAGCGTCCATTACACTAATACCAAACTGCTGGAAGAAGTCCCCGACATTTGTCTTGGCTTTCATCCACCACGGGGCAAACTTAGGCGCATTCGTTGCAAACTCAAGAGCTTCGTTCATCTTCTCTGTGTTCTCAGGATTCACTGTCAGATAGAAAGCCTTGTTTCTTTTCTGTAGTGCTTTTGCCTGAGCTACAACATTCTGCATTGTTAGAGAGCCAAACTCGTACTTATCGTCAATTTGAATATCAATACGACCTTCACGGATATCTGCAAGCATACTTACATCACCCATAATCGTTTGAACCTCACGAGCTGTAGAAGCTTTGCCGTTTAATCGGATTTGCTCGAGCGGCATATCCAAAGGACTAAGTCCTACAATAGCCAACTCTCGTACAGACTCTTCGTTGTTAGCAAAGTCGTAATCACGATACTTGCCAGTATTTAAAAAAGCGTGCCCAATGTTTTGACTGATAACTTCTTTCTGAGATATGTATCTGTCGTATTCACCTTGCAGGTTCTCAACTCTTAATTTAGCATCACGCTTCGATTGAGTTTTAGCTGAGTAAGATACAGGTCGACCACCTGAAGAGACATAGTCTTCTTTAGACTTTTGCTTTTCAGCAAGCAAATTTCTTTTGGCGTCAAACAGCGCTGATTGCAGATACTGCTCTGCCATTACATAGTTGAACCCAAGACCTTGATTAGTGGGATACAAAAAAGCCATATCCACATCATTCAATACATCCTTGTTAACGGTATTATAAAGACCGTCGTTGAACTTGAGTTCTACAAACTGCTTAATAAAGCCTGGATTTTCATTTTGTAATCCGTCGTACAAAAAATCAAATGACTGAGAAGCGCTCCCCTTCATCCAATCTACAAGATTGTTTCTTTGAACTTGCTCTCTGTATAGTTCATCACCTACAACACCTGCTTTAATTTTATAGGCTGGCGTAAACAACTGAACCTCTTTAGTCTCGCCGTTTGGAGCGGTGATTAACAACTTGTTGGAAGCTACCCCTGTTTGCTTGGCACTAAATCCAAAGCGACCATAGGTGGTGTTAAATTCACTTTCAGCATCTTCTTCATTCATATTGAAGAAAGAAGCGTCTTGATTTTCAATCTGCATTGAAACAGTCGCACCCTCGTTGAACATACGAGGATTATCAGGCATAATCTTTGGGCGTAACCAAAAGTCTTCACCTAAATCACGCTCTGCTTCCTCAAGCATACGCTGTTCTGAGATGTAGAGCTTGTTCTTGTCGTTGTATTCAGAGATTGCCTGCTCACTGTTCCCTCTTTTTACAGGAGCCTTTTCGTTTTTGATTCTTGCCCAATCAACCTTTCCTGCGTTTTCAAAGTTTGCAGGCATTTGGTATATGTCATATTGGTCAAATCCAGAGAACTCTTCGTCTCTTAAATCACCTTGAGGTTGTGATGGCTTAGATGTTTTGGGTTGCTTCTTTTGTGATACCAAAGAAGAGACGTCTTGTGCCAAAGACGATTGCAATTCCAAATTCTTTTTTTTTTGAGATGCTTCAGCGGTGTTCAAGACACGTCCTTTATCAGAAGGCTCTGGACTTTCCTCCATCAAAAAGCTATCGTAGATGTTATCAAGCTCTAACTGAGAGGGCATTTTTACGCCAGAGAATCCGTAAATGTCTCTAAACCAGAACTTTGGGTCTTTAGAAAACTGCGCAATTTGATTTTCGGTTAGCTTACCACCATGCTCTTTGTTGAAGGTGTTAAGCCACTCGTAAGACTTTTTTGCGCTGAACTTTTTCTTTGGTTCAGTCGGCTGTGCCTGTGGGATGTTGTTGTTCACAATCATTAGTTACTGCGCGAATTTGTTTGGTAATATGCCTCAAGCACTTCTATAATATTATCTGCACCTTGTAGATTGGTACCAAATACCTTTCCTGTAGTTGGAGAAACAGTTCTGTTCGCCCAAGCCCTCATGTTGCTATCTTCCTTAATTAAATGCAAGAACAATTTACGAGCTTGTTGTGGTGTCTGACGTTTGGAAATAGCATTCGAGTTTGAAGCATTAGCCATATCAGACTTAATTTCTGTTGAAGCTTGTGCGGTACCACCTGAGCCTTGAACGCTTGGATTCTTAGGGTTCTGAACAGCGCCCTGTGCTCCTGCAAGCTTGGTGTTTCTAATATTTACTGTTCCTGTCAAATATAGACCAACTTGTCTCTCGTTACCTATCTTCTCTACAGTAATCACAAATCCCTCAGCGGTATTCATTTCACGGTTACCCTGTGATATAACATTGAGGTTCTTTTTAGCGTAGTCGTCAATACCATTCACGGTAAAACCATGAGCCGTCTGTACATTTCCAAAGGTATTATCAGTGCTTCCTGCAGGTGCACTTGCTTTACCACCCATAACGTATTGGTCGTACTCGTCCTGCCCAGACTGAACATTACCATTCCGTGCAGCCGTTGAAAGAACCTGCTCTTCGTACAACAACTGTTTCATATAGCCAACACCTTCAGTACCAGAAACCTTTACAGTTTGTGGGTTTGCGGTGTTCATGTCTTTGAAATTAGGGTCAAGATTAAAGTCCGCACCACTAATCACCACTTTATCTTTTGGGGTTCTGCCACCGCCTCCGCCAGTAGTTACATATCCACTAATCTTATCACGGGTAATGCCGATTTGATTGTAGAAATTGCTTCTAATAATCGCATCAACATAATTCTCTTGGTCTTCTGTGAGATAAGGCTTCATGTTCTCGTCCAAGTTGATAATCAACGGGTCAGATTTCAAACTTAATGGATTACCATCTTTGTCATACAAAAACCCATTACCCCCTTGGTTGTATACTTCATCGACTTCTTCTGCAGACCGCATCTCTCTTTGTCCCAGCAACCTTGCATCTGCGCTATATAAAATTGATAACTTATCATTAATGCTCGTCGAAGCAATCATCAGCTCAGTATTGTTTCTGAAGTAATCAAACTCCGCAGGGTTGTATTGGTCAATAGCATTCATTTTATTGCCCATATCGTACCTGTATTGATACAAAGCATTAGTAACAGGTTGCCCTGTTTCATCAACACCTAAAGTTGGCTTCTTAGCAACAGCTGTAATCATCTCTTTACTGCGCTCTTCTGCGGTCAATTGACGATAGTTCGGCTTTTCAGTAGATACAGTTTCATTAATAGTACGTGAACCAAAGTTTCTAAGCACCTTACCATCGGGGCCTATAGTCTCTGTTGCCTGTAAGAAACTTAGTTGCGGCACACCATTTTCCTCGCCTAACAAGTCGACAGCCATTCTTCTGTTTGCCATCTGAACATTACCGTTCTTGTCAACATAAGTTTGCTGTAGCCCCTCAGGAAGCATGAAGTCTGTCTTAATCAAGTCCATAGATAATTGAGAAGCGTCTCCTTTATCAATAGCCTTCTGTAAATCCGCTACTTGCTTTTGCTTGAACTCGGCAACACGAGATATTTTTTGTGCCTGACTCATGAAGTTTGCTTGGTAACGCGTAGCGTCACTACGGCTCATCTGACCCGCTTGATTGGCTCTATGTACATCCATCAATGATGAACGCAACTTCTGAGCCGCTGCTAAATACACATTGTCGATATCCGCGATACCCGTGTATTGGAAATCACTCGCTTCAACAAGCGCAGCAATCTGCTCTTGTCTTTCTTTTCTTACATTTTCTCTTGCAGCCTCAGCAGTCTTCTTGCCCTGTTCGTAGCGATTAGCAAAACCAGCGTAATCTGTTTCTACTGCTTTGAGATTATATCCTCCCCTATAACCCATGCTAATCGAATATTCTTTGTATTGTTGAAAGTGTTGGCCCTAATACCCTCAAATCAGCCAATGTTGCTTTACCTTTCATATATCTACCCATAGCCTCACTATATGTTGGAGCTATTTGGCCGGGAGTGAATCCAAACTCCAAAGTCCCCGCATCAGTAAGTCCATTAACGCCAAACCCTGGCAATGCTGTTCCATCGTTTGCATTTGACTTTAAAGAAAAAGGACTGCTAATGCGAGCGGCTCTTTTGTCAATACCAAGTCCTGCTTCACGCATCTCCTCAGAAAGACCAGCCTGCAAGCTAAGGTTTGCGACACCCATAGCACCGTCAAACATATCTTGCGTACCTGAAGCAAACTGTGCTTGTAAAGAAGCTAAATCAACCTCATCTCTTCGCTCTTTGATGTCTTGAAGGTTCATTTCAGCTCCTGCACTTGCAAAATCAATCTTGTTTTGAATTTGCATCATGTTATTGATAACATCTTGGCGTTGTTTTCCTGCCTGTTCGTTACCTACGCTAAGTGTGGCTAATGCTGAAGATGCGTCCATACCTGCTGATACGTCTCTTACATTAGCCATTCCTTCGCTAATTCTGTTCAATGCTGTGTTTTCTGTAGCCAACGATGGCTTGATTGACTCGTACGGGTTTATAAGAGTCTGTCTTTCGAACTCCTCAAGGCCAATCTGAGCGTCTTTTCTTGCTTGGAAACCCATCCCAAACTCCGCTAATGCTGAGGCTCCTCCTGCGAGTAGTCCGATTGTTGTTAGTATTGCCATAGTCTTATCAGATAAGTATTACAAATATACGAATTTACATGTAGCTCTGGAACACCTCAGTGTTAGCGGCAAACAGCTCTACATCTGCACCCCCAGAGTATGATAGCTTAACAATTGCATGAAAACCACGTAGTCCGTAGCTTTCAGATTGTGGGTCTTTTACCACAAAACAAAAGTCTCCATCTGCTGGAGTGTTGTCAAGCGAATTTAAAATAGTTATAGTCTTTCCGTCGTAGGTGTCAATTACACCAATACGCTTGATTTGGTTATTAGTGTCATCTTCAAAGTATAGCTCATCACCACCAGTACCATCTGCATTCGCAGCGCCTACTTGATTTGGGATATCACTTGTAAAAGTCAAGTCTAATCCACTTGGGTCGCCATCAAGCTCACCAATACCTTGAATAGATAACTCATTGTAGTTGAGCTTGTCGGTTGATTTTCTTCGAATGTAGGCATAGAACATACGCTCTTTTTCTGACCAAGACGATGACGATATCTCACCGCTTTCCATTTCACTCGTCAGGTCAGCAGACCACCCACTTGTGTCGGTTTCAAGCTTCATAGCCTTAAAAACCTTGACATCAGAGGCGCCCTTGTTTACAGAAAATGTAACGGTAGAAGGATACGAAGTACCGTAGAATTTTCCACGAGTATCGTTATCGTCATGAAGGTACAGGTCTCCATCCTTAAAAGAATAGAAGTTTGAACCTAAGTTTTGCATCCATTCAGGGTTGTAAGAGTGAAAGCTTACCCAACCTTGAGATACATCTGAAAAAGAAAGTGTTGTTGACATAATTATGCTGGGTTTTCTTGTCCTTGGTCTTCATCTACCTGACTTTGAGCTTCATCTGTAGGAGTACAGCTACCGTCTTGATAGTCAAAAATCAAGTATAGTTTATCATCGTCATCTGAAGGGCTGAAGGTGAACGAGCCTGTCGTTTCTCTTTTAGTATCCGTGTGACTATTTGTTTCTGTTAAATATGTTGCACCTGCTTGTACTTGAGCAGCTGTTTTAACAGCATCACTCACCATATATCCGATACGACTACAGCTATTGAAGAAGCCGTCGTGTATACCATTTATGCGGTACGAGCTTAGTGTAACCGTATCCTGGTCTCTTGGTATGAAAGCATTTGACTTTATAGCAAGAAGCGTCTCGTCTCTCGCTATACCGCTGGTAGAGAATGTATCTACTTTTTGGTAGTAGTTGCCTGAGTTGACCTTGTATCTGTTAATAATAGTCTTACCAGCATCATTTACATCATTCATAACATATATGATAACCTCTCTCGTACCTTCTGTTGGACAAGTATGCGTCAAGTTTACCTCCGCTCTTGCATTTGTAGAGCTACCTGTCACTGTAACCGATGCGGTTTTGTAATTAGCAAGGTTTGCCGAAGTAATTACTTGAGTTAATGTACCTGTTCCGCTAAGACCTGCATTGTTGGTGGTTGTTCCAGCATAGGTCACATCAATATCTACAGTATCCGTAGCGTTTCCGTCAATATCGTATGCAATGCTTAAAGTACCTGCATTGTCTCCTACATCTACAGTGTATGTGAACGCATTCTGAGCGATAACCATTCTATTGAACTGGCTTGCACAATCGTATATAGGAGCTGTGACTGACTTGGCTGATTGGTTATAGTTGAGTACATACTTGTTGTACTTGGCGTCATAACCTCCAATATTGTACTTGTCATTATGTAGAGGCAGGTTGGTTCGGAAATAGTTTTTCATACCTAAGTCCGAAATCGGCTGAACGCCGTTTGCTCCAAGCCTAAGTACCGAGCCTCTGTTACTATCAGTAAAATATATTCTGCCCCCGTATTCAGCGAAACTCTCAGGGTTTTTTGCAATGCCGTATTCTCCAGCAAAAGGCACGGTCTGACCAAGTACTTGTTCTATTTGTACTAAGCTACCGCTACCGTCAGCTCCTTGAATCAAGTTTTTGCCAAACAATATCTTACTCACCTGGTCTTCTTGGAAAACAAGCAAGTCTGTCTCACGAGCAAACAGCTTCTGGATACTACCATACTTAATATCCATAAACTCTGTGTTACCACGAGAAGCGTTGAACTCATTCAAGCTGTTGTATAAGGTGTTTTCGTTAAAAGAACCGCTGTAAATCAATCCGTGTTTTACAGTTTGCTCTTTGAAACCATCTGTCAATGCGATGTTTGGTCGTAGGTCTATAGCCAATGACTCCGCAAAGCGTGAATCGCGAATCGACACACTTTCAACACCATTACCAAAACTAAAACAGTTGCCAAAAGTAAGTTCAACTTCAGCATCAACACTTGAAGTTTGGTCTTGTAAGTTTCCTTTGTGTAGACCATTTACAATGTCAAATACATCTTCTGTTTCGTAATATATAGGCGTGTCTACTTGCGTTGGGTCAGTTTCAAAGACAACAATGCCTTGGTTTTTCTGAATACGAATCTCAACTTTAATTTTCCCATTACCATCTCTTCTGCGTGTGACCTGTGTTGTTTCTGCAGTCAGTCGTCTACTACCACCTGATAATGTCTCAAATTTCCATGTAAACTCATCATTTGGAGTTGTCCATAGTTGAGTGCTACTGTCATAACTCCATGCGGTTTCGTCTTCAAGCCATTTATGCAATGCGTTCACGCCACCCGAGGCGTGCTGATAGTCGTTTTTGAGAATGAACTGAGCTTCGTAAGAGTGTATTTCGTCACCATCAGTATCAAACTGATTATGAGAATTCATTTTAATAGTAATATAATCTCCAGCTTCGAGGTCTATATCTGTATAGTTTGTGCCGTCATAATTCTGCAATATGTTGTCCATTTTTACTTTTGCATATTGCTGCTTTACGCTTAAACCTGCGTTTGAATTCGGCCCAAGTTGATTCCATATACCTACAGTCTGTGAACCCTCATAAGTAATGTAGTTTTCTGGCTTATAGTCGTACGTGAAACCCGCAGGACGTATCTTCATGTAGGTTCCATTGACTTCCTTGATAGCATTACCGTCAGCGTCTTCATTTCCGTCAATCCAACCTTCCGAACCCTCCAGAGCATCTGCTCCGCTTTTCGTGGTTACCTCTAAAACCTGAACCTTCACAACGTTATTCAAAGGCCCATTGTCATCAGATTTAACCAACAACGTCATCCCTTCTTCAACTTTTTGAGCGTTGTTTCCGTTCAAAAGCACCCACATATATTGACCCTCTTCGTAGTTTACGGAGCCGTATATATTGTAATGTAGGCCTTTGTTTTGCTTGACAAAAAATTTATATCTGTCCGCCCAATATGGAGCCTTATGCTTTATAGTGAGCTTTGCTTTATTAATGTTTATACTGTCTCGAACAGGAACAAAAAAGCTTGATTTGTCACTACCATCGTCATCACTATTCATGATAACCGTAGAATAACGTCCGTATTTATCAAGGTATACAATACCAAAGTCGTAAGACCTATTACTTTTTAGCGACAGGTTATTTGCAGATTCGTAGACGTAAAATTCAGATGAATCTTTCCATGTAAACGTTTCTGTGTTATCTGTAAAATCGTTGTCATTAGAATCAGCGGGTGTATTGTCTACGGTGTGCGTGTTTACGGGGGCTGTTATGGTAATAACATTTCCTGAGACCGCTGTTTTAGTGAAACTACCGTATGTAATAGGAGTCACTGTGTTTGCTGGACTTGTCGTGCTAACATTCTTTTTAAAATCAGCAGAAAAAGCTTTCAAAAACTCTGTAAAATCATCTGAATTGTACAGAGCAGTTGCGTTAGCGTAATTCTGTGACAACACAAAAGACATATCCGTATTGTAAGAACCGTTGAAGTACGCTGGGCTTCCAGTTGAAGGAGACTCTAAATCTGCGAAAAGGCTAATTCTATACCCCTTGAAAAGGTCAAATCCACTAAAATCCAGTTTAATCTGAGTGTTACTTGACGCTCTTGTAAAAGTACCCTCTTCACCTGTTCGTGAGTAGGAAAGAGCTTCAGCTTGATAGTCTACTGGTATAGTACCCTCGTCAGACTCGTTTTCCTTGATGTCGTATTGTGTAGTGTAGTTACCAAAGACCAATCTATCTTCAATAACATCTTGAGCCAATGCCTTCAAAGGGACATTGTCAAAAATTCTGTTCAATTCATCATCAGGCAGAGCTTGATACACCTTGTTATTTATGAACGTATACGTTCTCTCAACATCGTCAATGTAATCGTTCTCTTTTTTATTTATCGTGTCGATGATGAAAACCTCACCCGATAAAGGGCTTTTGAAACAAAGTTGAATATCCGTAACTCTCTTGTCACCAGTGTTGTATGTAATGTTGTATCCATTGAACTGATTGACCATTCCCTCGTTCTCAAACGTAGAAAAATTTACATCATATAAGCCAGGTGTAAATTGATAGGAAGTAAAAGAGGATAAAGCTGAATACTGATTGTCTAAGTACTTATATCTGTAAGCAAAAGCAAAAAAACGGTCTTCAACACCATTTTCAATCTCTGTAGCTGTATTAAAGCCTAATACAGATGGTGCTTTACGAGGCGGTTTTTTATACAAGCTAATATCATCCTCAACGAAGTTGCCCGACCCATACGCCTTCGCACGATTGACATTCACCATACGTGGTGGGTTCAAGTTGTCCGTAAAGAATAAGAGAGTTTCATCAGTGGTTTTATTATATACCACATTAGCACCTGTTATTTTGTACTGCTTGTCAAAACCTAATACTTGTGAGCTACCTGTTCTTGTATCGCTAAGTACAGTTGAGGTGACATCGTTTACGGCATCATACTCAAAGACGTAAGAATGACCACTGTCATTAACCACGAACCAGTAAATCTGCTCATTCGCCTCATCAGATACAGAGCCAATACATCTTGGATTACCTGAAACATTGATACGGGTCAGCTTAGTGTTGCCCTTCTCATTCTGTACTGTTCCAGAATCAGAATCATCTGTGTTGGTCACACGGATGTTTAGGGCGTCAGTATACTCGCCATTTGGAACAAGACGTTCATCGACGTCTTTGTTCATACGACCCTTGTTGAATATGTTTTTTATCTGCATACTACTTTATCCACTTGTCTCTACCTCTTAAGAGCTGTGTAATCTCTCTCAAACGTAGTCCTTGCATTCTAATTTTTAAGTTACGAAGAGATGCCGACATCTCTTTCTTAGCACGACGCACAATGTACTCTTGCACTCCAAACTTAGAATTTAGGATAGCTGAAGTGATGTAGTTGTACATAAACGTCTCTGCCATCTTGTTGAGCTTGATTTCGTTCTCAGCAAGACCATACATACCGTCAGTAACATATTCAATAACCACTTGCTTTGCTGCAAGATTGCTACTAAACATAATAAACCCTTGATTCTTGTCAAGGTGGTACATGCCGTTAAAGTTAGCTTTGCTTGTTTCTAAACCAAATCTCTTGCCTAAAGAAGCTCTGTCAGGTGAACTCAAGCTTTCTGCTTTTGCTCCAGCCCAGTTTTCTTCTACTATAGGTGTACCTGTAAGAGCGTTGTTTCCGCTGTCCATCAAGACCTCAGCCTCGGCTGTGTTGTCTTGTAAGTAAGATATAGGAGTAGCAGTATCATCCGTTGGCATTATGGGACGGACAGCGCCATCAGAGGTTACATATCCTATTTTTACTAAACCAACAAAGTCGTGCGGAAGGTGAAGCTTGAGGGTATCAGGAACTTCAAATTCTGCTGCAGAAATCTCTCTAAGAGCATCATAATGAATCTCCTGCAAACCACGCTTCGCGTGAAATATTACTTCGTTTCTGTCAATCTTATTGATGACCTTGTCGTCTCCCACATATGAAAGCATGAAGTTGTTGATGATGTCTGACAACAACATATACTGATACGTACCCCAGTTTTCGCTCTTGGGTGCCGTACCATTGTTTGAATAATACTCTCTTTGTGTAATGTCTACACCAACTTTTGCCATGCTTATTTATTTTCTTGTTGAATGTCCGCTTGCTCTAACGCATTTGTTACAGCAATAACATCTTTTTCTCTAATATTCAGACCTGCTAAACGTGCAATTTTAATCACCAACTCTGTTTCGTCAGACATCGGGATTTCAAAATCCGTGCTGCTATCAGAATTATAAACAGGGTCACCGCCAATAGTTTTATATCCCCAGTGCGGGTCTTCTGGTTTTCTGATGTAGTTCATCTTTACCGCTACCTCACCGCTTTGTGGTGTCGATGCTGTATAATTGATGCTTGTAGGACGCACAAACAATTTATTTCCTTCTCTCTTGTAGATAGGATATGTTTTAGATGGAGCTGTTAGATTGCTATCTACCAGCATATCAAACTTGTGCTTTTGAACTTCTTGCACAACCAAGCCACCATAGGTGACATTGATAAGCTTGTAGAAATCCGAAGGAACATTAAAGTAATCTTCCTCGCCACCAACACTGACAGAGTTTACATCTGTATACTCAAGTGTTCCGCTTTTAGTGAAGATGTCAATCTTGTTTTGAATATGCATAGGCCCATCGCCATAGCTGAGCGCCTGAGCGCGAGAATTCTGCTTTCTGACAGCAAAGGCGTAGTCCGCAAAATATCCTTCGAATATCTCTAACTGAGCCTGCTTTGCAAAGTAGTCAAATTCAGATGGAGCTAAATACCCTCTGTTGTCCTTGTTTAGCAAGAACATTACGGTATTTCTTACGCTGTTAATCATGGGATATATTTTAAACAAAAATACAAAAAAAAGAGGGCGCAATCCGCGCCCCCTTCTCTAACACGTAGTGTTAATCACTACACCATGAGTCCTATAGCAAGTTAACAATTTTTTGCATTGTGTCCAGACCTTCATCGGTCTTGAAGTATGCTGCTAACGCACTATATACATTTTCCCCATACGGTGCCGTCATGATTTTCTGACGTTTATCTTTAGCCCATGTTACTGTACGCTGGTCTTCTTTGATGTGCAATACATTCATTTCTACCGCACGTACCGCAATGTTACGAAGCTTGATGTTTTCATCTTCAAGCAAAGAGAAGATTTCAGATGGGTTGTTCTTAGCATAAATGAGCATATCTCTGCGTAATTCAGCAGAAGTCATCTCAGATACATTTGACTTAGTTCCCTTGAGTGCTACACGTGCAACGGCCTCAAGTTCGTCAATACCCATATTCTTGACGGCAATCTGTGCCTCAAGCTCACGATTCATTTGCTCGTAGCTTTCTTGTGCTGTTGCCTCTTTATCGAACTCAATGAACTTCGTCCCAAAGTGTGGGTGAATCATCAAGAACTTCTGCAAGTTTACTTGCCAGTCCTCTACAATCAACTTTCCGTCTTGGAAAACGATTGGCTCAAGAGTAGCATAGCCATCCTGCTCATCGATAAATGGAGACACTTGATTAGAAGCGTATCGTAGCGCTCTATTCAACTGACCATCAAAAAATGTAAGTGGTTTTCTTGCGTGATGCTTTGTTTGTAGCATGAAACGCAGAGGAGTTGTTTTCTGTGTCAAGATAAAGACACGAGTTTTCTGTTTGAAATCGGGTAGTACACCCGCATATCCGCTAACGGATTTAGCTTTTGCTGCCATTATATATGATTTAATTTGATTAAAAAAAGAGATGCCCCGCCCGAAGGCGAGGACTCTCTAAAAATATTACTTCAACAAGATGAAGTTGTTAGCACCCATAACACAAAGTGCACGCTCTGATAAGAAGTGTACTTCCATGTTATCCTTGTCAGTTGTCGCTGCACCACCTGCAGAACCAACTACCCAAGACTTGTACTTACGGTCTTCCATAGGAGACTGACGGTAACGAACGTGTAGGAATGGACGCTTAGCGTTCTCACCCAATACTTGGTCGTATACTGTAGTAGTACCTGCAGGAACCATGATACCGTCGATTGAGCTATCACCACCACGAGTAGTAGCGTCGTTCAAGTATTTCCAGTCAGACTTGTAGAAGTCGTAACCGATACGGAATCCTGTGAAACCTAAGTTCAATGCCATTTCTTCGTCGTTGTCGAACAAACCGTAAGAGCTTGTAGAAGCACCACTGTTGTTTTGTGCTGCCAATACTGCATCGATATCGAAGCTTGTAGCACGGTTTACGAACAATACGTTTTCTTGGATTGCACCTTCCTTGTCAAGTACTTTAGCAAACTGCTCAAGGTCATCACGGTCAGTGATAGTACCAGAAGAAGTGTTACCGTTGTTTTCTACTTCGTAGAACAAACCTTTTGTACCCTTGTAGTCAGTAGAAAGTGCAGCAACACCTGAACCAGATGCAGCAGGCTCACCTTCAATCATTGACATTTCCAAGTAGTCTTCGAAACGTAGACGAGTCTCGTGCTCAGACTTCAAGTACCATAGGTATCCTGATGCTCCGTTTTCTGTAGCAACTTCAACCCAACCGATGTGCGCCATCTCTGAACCGCTTACTTCGTAAGTGTCTTTGATGATGATAGGGTTGTTTTCTTTGCTCAAGAAACCAGCCTCAAGAGACTTGTCCATACCTGCAGTTCCTTTTGCGAACTCAGAACCGTAAACGAACAATTCAACTGTATCGTTATCAGTAAAGTCAGCAGCAGTAGTTGTCAATTCTGCACGGTCGTAAGGCTCTACAGTGATAGAGTCAGTAGCGACAGCAGTAATCAACGCTTTCAATTCCTTACCCTTACGAGCAGAAGAAGTGTTGATGATAACTACAGTTTGGTTTACACGGAAGTTGTGTCCGTCCATACCTGTACCTGAGCCACTGTCGATACCGTTAGTACCGTTGATAGCACCTGTTGCACGTACGTGTAGACGACCTTGCTCACTCCACTTAATCAAGTCAGACTGACATGGAAGCTCTGCAGATACCATACGCAAGAAAGATGCGATAGAACGGTTTCCGTAACGCTCGAATTCTTTTTCGTACAAATCAGGTAGATACTGCTGTGCGAAAGTGTACGAAGAACTTCCCAAGAAGTTTTCGTTAGCTAATTTTTGGTCTGGAGCTGGTGTGAACGAAGTAGAACCGCCGATACTACCTGCACCCGAACCGAATGATAAAGTTTGTGCCATTGTAATTTGTTTTTAAGGCTTAACGTTTTTTAATCTTTAGCCCCTCAAAAAACGGAGATTGGCTATCCAATACTCTGAACTTTGGTTGAGGCTGAGAAGATTGAACCGAAGACCTTACATCCATGTCTATGTTTTTACCCTCCGTTACTACTGAGTTAACAGCACTCGAACGACCTTGCTCATAAAAGAACTTGGCGTACGCTTCGGGATTCATTGCCATAGACAGAGCTGTATGATACTTCTGAGCGTCAATTAACTCTCCATTCGCGTCGGTGTGTTGATTTACAAAATTTACCAAATCGCTTTGGTTCCTCTTGGTTGTCTGGATGTCTTTTGGCTTGAAGAGTAACTTATCATCTCCGACTTTAAATTCAAAACCTTTGAAATCGTCATTGAAGTAAGACTGTGTCTTCTTGCTGAAAGACTCACGTGAACGCTGCTGTCGAGCTTCTTGAGCCGTCTGCTCTTCCCTGTATTTATTGTAAAACTCAACAGCCTTTTGTTGTTCTTCAGAAACAGAAGCAGTGCTTGACTCAAGCGGCTTCTTGTATTTTTCCTTCTGACCTTCAAAAAACTGTTTTGCTTTAAACAATTCTTCTTTCATCTCAATCGTCTTTGATGTGATTACAGATTGCTCTGCACCTTCATCGTATCCAAACTTCAAGTCCAAAAGAGCATTGACATCATTGTCATCCAAACCTTGCTTGGTTTGTTTGTAATACTCTCTCAATAACTGTGAGTCTGGAACCTGAGAAAAGTCTTGTTGTAAACGCAAGTAATCATTCAGACCTCGCTTGGTCTCTTTATGATACTCCATGTACGCCTTCACTTCCTCGGGCAACTCTTGAGCTTGTGTACTATTTGTAAGAACGTTTTCAAGTTCGTCTGCTCCAATATTGTACTTCGTTTGAAGTAACTGATTGAACAGTTCTTCCCTTGACATCGCAGGAGCCTCCTCAGCAGTTTCCTGTTGTTGTGGCTCTTGTGGAGCTTGTTCTTCAGCTTGCGGTTGTTCTGCCTGCTCTTGAACTTGCTCTTCGTTACCCTCAGCTTGTACCTGCTCTTCAGTTTGTACCTCTGGGGCTTCTTCTGGCTGTGTCTGTTCCGCTTGCGGCGGATTGCTAATGTTGACTTTGTAGTCAACTTCAGCACCTTGTTTTTCAGTGCCTTCCATATGATTAAATTTGATTTGTTACAAAATTAGTAAATATTAGAGTAGCTTTTGCTGCTGTATGATTTGCTCTAATCCCATGTTTTCAGCTTCTTTTTCCTCAAAATCTTTTGGAGGTAAGTCTTGTTTTCTTTGAGCAATCAATTCACTTTGCTGTGAAGCCTGAATCTCTGTTCTTTTATCCTTACGGTCTTCCTTGAACGCATCTCTGTTTTGAACATTAGAAACATCCATCTGCTTCAACTGCATCTCATACTGATACTTCATCTTCAGCATTTCAGCATCAATCTGCGCTTGCTGTTGCATTTTTTGCATTTCCGCTTGGCTCTTGATTTGCGCTAACTGCTGCTCTACTTTCAGTTTCATTTCGTCTTCTTGCATTCTACCCTGTGAAGCAGCTTGTGCAGACTTAATGTTTGACTGTGTTTGCATTTCAATGTTCATGCGCTGTTTCTCCAAGTCCATTTTTTCTTTCTTGAACTTGCGAATCTTCAGAAGTGTATTTGCAAGAGTGATATTTCTAATAGCACGAATATCAATAGCGTCCTCAAGACCAATCATATTAGCCTGTAAAGACAACTGAATATTCTGCTCCAGCACCTGCTTTTCTTCTTCATCAGGTTCTAAATCAACATAAACACCAAAGTCATGCAAATGCATTGTTCTAATATCATTCAGAATGGTCAGGTTGTTACGACCAATCATACGGGCAAAGTCTTCAGCAAACGGAGCGTACTCCAAAACATCAGATATGCGGTATGAAACAGCCTCACACAAACGACGAGTTAAATTGATACCCGACTGTACTACGTGTCTTGTAGCAGTGTTACTATTCAAAGCTGCAAGTTTTTGTACACCAAGCAATGCATATTGGTCAGGTGTGCTACCATCACGAGCTTCGTTGAGACCTGTAGCCGCACGCATCATATTCAAGTTGTAGTTGTACATAGAAATCAAACTTGAAATCTTTGCGTTAGAACCACTACTTGTTAATTCTTGAATCGGAACACGAGCGTTATTGAACTCACCATCTTCAGTATATGAACGCCCTACAACAGAACCAGTTTGGAAATACATTGCCAACGCCTCTGACGGGTTGTATGAAGCACCGTTTCCTAAGTCAACAGAGTTCAAACCATCGGCATCAATGAACACACCGTCTGGAATCATCTTGGCTACGACTTGTTGTAGTTTCAAATGAACAAGTTGTATTTGGTCAGCAAAAGGCATCATTCTCTTAACAAGAGAGTCGATACTACCTTTGCTCATCTTCATAGCTGAAACAATGTATGGTGGGATTGTTTTCTGGAACGCTGATTCAGGACGCACCATATTTTTCATCAATTCCCACTTCAATAGTTTTTGCGTACCCATAACAAGCACTCCTTCATACCAAACATCAATACGACGAGATACTCTTTGGAAACGAGCCTGGTCAGTCTTTGGTGGTTGGAATGTGTCGTCTTTACGCAAAGCCTTTTTAGCACCGTTTGCGGCATCCTTTACTTTGTAGACAATCTCCTTGTCAGTTTTATAACAGAAGTACAAAAGACTAACCTGAGCTTTATCCATTCCGCCCACTGTGGTTTGGTTTATCGTGCTTCTGTAACCATCATACCTGCTCGCAAGCTTTGCTATATCCTCGAGGTCTTCTTGAGTCAGAGATGGATTAATCTTTTTCAATTCGTTTACATGAACTGTTTTTACCTCTCCGAAGTAATAACAATCTCTAAACGATGGGTCTTCTGTTGGACTATACACAAAGTCCACAGGGTCGACATATTCAATTCGGATACCGTCATGAGTATCAAACTGATGCTTCGCAACACTCATACCCAAGACCGCTTGGTCTTCGTCAAGTCTGCGTTTTGTTTCTTCGTAATCGTTATACTCAAGGATGTTGGTGATTGCAGTTTCCTGCGCCACCTCAATACCTTGCTTATAATGTAACTTCATGTAGAGGTCTAATTCCTCTTGCGTATCAGGAACTATATCCTCTTGAAAGTTGAATGCATCTACATCATTATTCTGCTTGAAAACCTTTAAGATTGGCTTTGCAATCATATCTGCCTCAAGCTCTTCACGGAAAATCATTCTCTCTTGACTTGACATAACGTCAACAGCCTCAGCCTTTACGTCAAAGAGTCTGTTAGATATACCGTTTACTACGATATCAACAAACTTTGGTACAATCGGCACAGGTGTCCAATCTAAGTTCAAATAGCTGAGGTCTCCGTTAATAGAGAGTTCATTTTTATACTTGTCAATTGGCTGATTGCCTTTTGCATATAATCTACGAAGTTGAAACTCCGAACGTAGTTCGCCATGTAGTGAGCTGTTGTAGTCTTTTGAAAACCATTCTGACTCAATAGCACGGCCTACTTTAAGACCATACTCCATTGATTGTTTTTCAATGTCGGGGGCAAACTGATTAGGAAAGCCACTACCGCCTTGGAAGCGTGGTTTAATTGTCATACTCACTTAATAATTTCACTAACAAAACCTTTGTTACTGTATTTCGCAAAGTTAAGAGATATTTTACTATCTTTTTTTGTGTCAACCTTTATCCTGCTTTGGTTTGCCATCAATGCAAAGCCAGAGCTTACAGTTGCATCATACCTTGTGCGATTGTTAATATCGTAGTTTGCCCAATCTAAAAGAGTCCTGTTAAAAGGCATTTCAGCTATCTCCCCAACCTCTCCATAGTTTGAGTCGTCTATAGCGCCCACGCTTGTTTGTATATACGCTTCCAAAACTTCAGCATGCGCCATAATCACAGCTTGACTTGAGGGTATTCCTCCAAGCTCTTTTTCTGCCTTCGACAAGTTTCTTTTGCTTTTATCAGGACGTGTCACGCTAAACGGCCTGTATCCTCTTTCTTTTAGATAATATAGTAAGCGAGGTTTGTTGTTTTCTACAAGTACCGGCATACCATAAAAGTGTATCGCCATAAGCACGTCTTCGTAAAACATTTCGGCTGTAGCTGGACGGGAAATGTATTCTAAAAAGAATTGATTTGTTGGAGCGTCTTCCATATGGAATTTAGTCATTCCATGTAGCGCACCCTTAGAACCACCTCCGTTAACTACCCCTGAGATGTCATAGCTATCACACCCGAATGAGCCAAGGTGTTGATTTCCAGGATAATATGAATTCCCTTTTCGGACAACATTGTTCTGTTGCTCAGGATTAGGAATCCAGCTCGTAAAGAAACGTCCTTTATTGTTTGGATGCCATATAACTTCACCGCCTCGTATTCCGTTTCGCCATACTAAATCACCACGAGTGACCGCACCTCTGTTACCAAAGGTGTCGTTATAATCAATCTGCTCGTAGATTTTAGTCAGGTTAAATATCGTGTTCTTGCTTTCATCACGAAATGCGTGGCTCTCTGTTCTTGGAAACTGTCTGTAGTATTCGTTTAAGGCATCCGCATCGTGACGCAACGAGTCCACTTCATTGTCCCAATATGTAATTACACTTTGGTAGATAAAATCACCGTCGATGCCCGCAACCTCTTCTTTAGGGTCTTCTAAAACAGGATGACCGTGCCTGTCTATAAACCCTTCCATATTCCATTCCATTGGAATGAAAAGGGAATACAATCCACTCTTTGTTTGTCCGTTTGCATTTCTTTCAGCGGGATTACTGTCGTAAAACAGCTTTTTGAAGTTACCGCCACCTTTATCCAAAGCATTTGATGTAGAACCCATCATACACTTACCGATGACCCTGCTACCCAATCTCAAACAAGTCTTGGTTACACGCCAGTTGTTTAGAATGTTGTCAGGCTTTTCCCATTTACCACTTTCATCGTGTACAAGTAATCGTAGTTTTTCACCATCGTAGCTGTTGTCACCTGTGTTTTTCCAGTCAATGGTTGTATCAAGACCCTGTAGGTCAGCAAGAGCGTCTTGCTTTCCAATACCCTTTCGGGTAAGTTTTGCTGCTGGAACACGATACGCCAACTCAGACTTCGGTCTATCCATACCGTCCTGTATCGGCTTGAAGAAAAAAGGATAGTTCACTGATATAGGAACAACCTTATCGGTAAACATCTTTTTAGCATCAGAACCTGACTTAGATAGAATACCAAATCTTGCATCACTTGTGATAGTAGCTTGATTTACCGTTTCAGCAGATGACATAAAAGAGAATCCACTACGACGGTTTTTGAGGTAGCACATTCCAAAACATCTTTGGTCAGCTTTACAGGCTTCCCAATAAATAAAAAACAAACGATTGCTTTCTCTAAAATCAGGACTACCTACATCAATCTTTGTCCATTGTAGGTACATATAGTGGCTACCCGTAATGTATGTAGGCTCACCATTATTATAGAACCAATACCCACCATCTCGACGCTCAAACTCTGTTTCAATATAGGGTATCCAAGTCTCCTTAAAATCCTTGGGCATCTCATTCCATGAGAATATCGTGGGTATACTTTTGAGTGCTTTTGGATAATCGTGTTGTTCCCAGTACTGCTCTGATTTTTTCTTTGAGCGCTTGGTTACCGTTTTGGGAACCGCTGGTAAAGCTATGTATAGCCCGTTGATTTCGTATACATCTCCAACCGTTCCGTCTTTAGATATTACTATGACATCACTATCTTTATCGTAGCCGTAAGACCACGAACGCGCTTTATTGTTTGTAAAAAGGCGTTTCTGAGGTATATAATTATTTACCTTTCGATACAGGTTATTTAGAGCGTCGTTCTGCAAATCCTCCTGTCATCGTTTTACTTTCTTCCTCTGGGTTTTCCAAAAGGTTCTTCTCGTTCTCCACGCGATTCAAAATCTCGAAAGCGTCAAAAATCGCCAGCTTCTTAGTAGCCGCCGCGTTTTTTAGCCTGTCCGCAGCAAGCTCGTCTTCAGGGTCGGGCTTGATAATATCTTCCTCTGCAACCTTGATAAGCTCTGCTACAGCTTTGTGTCCAGCCTTTATGATTCGTTCTTTAAACTCCTTATGTGTCATAATATAGCGACTACATCTTTAGTATTCATTCGGTAGAGCACTTCATTGTCAACAGAAAACTCATATTCGCTGTCCTTGGAAAACTTCACCTTATCGCCATTTGTAACACCCATCCGTTCAAGTTTTGGATTGCTGTATTTCATGATACCCGTGTTCTCTTCCAAACCCTCTTCATAAAGATACATATTTTCTTTATCAACAGGTTTGACAAAGCACCAGTCACCAACACTATTCCATTGTGTACCATTATGGTACATATAAAACTGATACGGGTCTACAAAGTATATGTTGTCTTGAAAGTAGTTTGGCGACTTTTTTGCCCTACCTTTTACATCGTAGTATATGCGAAACACGTTGTGATGCACGATGATAGTATCACCTGATACTATATCGCCCTCATAGTGTATTGGCGTTTGTATAACCTCAGCAAAACGATTTACGTGTTTGTGATTTTCTACAGTACTATTGACGATTACCTTTTGTCCCGCTATCTCTATCTCGTTTGTGTATTCGTCACCTATAGGTTTAATGAGGAAAAAAAACGGAGCTTTCATCAGAAGTTTATGTTGTATTCTACGCTAACAGGTATTGTTGGACTAAACTCTTTCCACAGGTAAATTTCCTGTCCCTTCTCTATGTAGATTTTGTACGTGCGTGATTTTAGGTCATATTCTATCAAGTGAATCTTTGATGTTCCACTCAGAACATCTTGACCTGTAATGTAATGCATGCTCGTTTTATAATCAGAGCCTATGGATATCTTGCGTATAATCATAACGAAAAAAGGCTGCAAAGCAGCCTCTTTTTATTCTTGAACAGCTTGCTCTTGCAGCTCTCCTGTTTCAAGGTCAATATTAACCGCACCGTACTTTTCTTCCAGTTTTGCTCTTTGTTTGTTAAGGGCAGACTCTACTTCAACGTATTCAAGAAAAGCTCTGTTGGCGGCCTTGTTTAGTTCGTGAACTCTACGGTCAATAGCTGAGTATTTTTGGTAGAGCGTTTTGGTTACTTCCAGTTCTTTTTTGGTTAGCTTTTTAGCCATAATAAAATATATTAAATTGTTATAACACTACAAATATAATAAACTATTGCTTTGATGCAATAAACTCATCTGCTTCTTGTTCAGTCCCAGTAAACGCTACCAATGCGTTTTTGTACCAGACATCGTATAAAGTAGCATCTTCGTTGTAAGGTTCTTTAGTCCAATCGCTCATATTACAGGGTTGTTAATGTACCACTACTAATGTATCTCGTCCACTCTCCTTGACTATCTACTGGTGTAGAAACCTCAGCTCTATCTTCAAATATTAAACTACTTGTAACGCCATCTGAAGAACTGAATTCTGGGCTGCCACTATTGTATATAGAGGTTATTTCGCTTGAAGAGAGAACTTTGCTGTATATACGCATCTCATCGTAACCAGAGGCATCTCCAGTACCAGAGTTGTAATCATTACCCCAAGTTATCTCTGTAAAATTAAAAGCACTTCTTGAGCCGTTATTAGATGTTGCGGTTTTTGTTAGTTCTGTTCCATTCCAATAACACTTAAAAGCAGCAGCTCCAGTTGTTTGTGAAGCATCGTATGTAACAACAATGTGTGCAAAGTTATCGGAATTGACGTTTCCTCTTTGAGAAGTACTGAGTCCAGTACTGGAGTTTGAGACCCCAGTTGCAGCGACATTTCCCGTGTCGTGAAGACCCCATTGTCTATCAAAGTTGCTTGAACTTGAACGATAACGAGCTACAAATCTATTGAGATTGGCAGAATAGTTCAAGAAGAATCTGTTAGCGTTTGAACTTGTTCCTTGAGGGTACAAATCAAAAAATAACAAATTGTCTTTAGATGTACGGTCTATTCTAAACCAAAAGCTGAAAGACATATCTTGTGATGTTCCGCTAATGCTCGGTGAACTATCACGCCAAACAAGTCTGTCATTTGCTCCATTATACTTCCAAAACTTAGTGCTTGGTTGAGCGGGTGGTAATGCTGTGTGATTATAACTGTACCATTCGCTTATAGCGTGAGGTGCAGTACCGTCTGGACGGTCTGCCGCTGCGTTATTAGTGTTTAGTGTTGCAAGTGTTCCATCTGAAGCGTCACTTAAGCTTATCTCTACATTTGATGTTCTTGAAAGCTCAGTGTTTATTTCAGACATTTTTATTTGTCCGCTACTCTGTAAAGCCATAATTAAGGATTAAAGATATCAGAGAACGCAATAACATCACCTTTCATATGTAAGTCTCCATCTGCTTCCATACGAGCAACCCAAGTACCAGAGATGTAGAAGTCAATACAGTTATTGTTGTCAGCGTCAATAGCAATATAGTTGCTTGAGTCTTTACCTACTTTGGTAATACCATCTCTTAAATCTGACTCAATGCTAAATGTTGTACCCGTTAAATCAAGACCGCTACCTGCTGAGTATGTTGTGTTAGTGTTAGTGTCTGGCGTTATAATTTCGTAAGGGTCTGCTTGTGTACCGCTACCGCTTATTGTAGAACCTTGAATTTTAACATACTTAGCACTGCCAATATTTGTAGATACATCATTGCCGTCCACAAACTTCCAATCACGATAATTATCTGCATCTGTCGCTATACCATCAAGCTTTGTTTTGAGAGTAGTAGTAAAGTTTTTCTGTGTCAAACCTCCATCACCAACAGAGTATGTAGTGTTGGTGTAGTTGTCTGCGTGTATATTCTCTGTCTGACTTACCGTCCAGTCAATAATAGCATTACCGCTTGGTATAGTTGGAAGGTTAGTGATGTCAGCATTGTAGTCTATCTGCCCTAACGTAATCTCTTGACCACTTATAGATAAGTAATCGTAACTCGTAGTATTAAGAGTAACATTTGTAGAGTTGTCTGTTCCAACTGGGTCGAAATCAGTACCGCTTACAGGGATAGAAGGAGTGTTAGCTATATCTGTCGTATACTCAATCTGTCCTAATGTAATTTCTTGCCCTGTAATAGATAGATAATCATAAGAAGTTGTGTCTAATGTTACATCCGTACTATTATCAGTACCCACAGGGTCGAAGTCTGTACCACTTACAGGTATACTTGGTGTTCCAGTCAAAGAACTGTAATCCCCATCAAAAGCGTCTGTAATACCATATCCACTAATGGTGGTTGGTGTTGATGTTAAGTCTGAGAAAGCAACAGAAGTTAGATATGTAGATGTATCTACACTTAGGTCACCATCAGCATCTACCTTGAGGATACCACTTGTAAGGTCTTCAAAACGAACTGTACCGTCAACGTGTAATTTAGCTTGAGGGTTTGTTGTGCCAATACCAATGTTACCTCCTTTATCAATACGCATTCGTTCATTCTGACCGCCAGAAAGGAACTTAATATGACCATCGGTAGAAGAGTTTGTTTTAAAAACAAGTTCCCCAGAACCAGCTCCTATGTATCTGGCATTATCAAAAAAAGTTCCAGTGTTTGTAGAACCCATAGAACCAAGGTACAGAGAAGTCCCTAAATCGTTTTCAATGGATATGGTAGCGTATCCATCTGCACTTGTTCCCTTGAACTTTGCAGCAGTGAAGTTCCCAGATTTTTGAACAATAAGCTGTCCAGACATCGTATCCCCAGTTACAGACACGAAATCAGTAGAGGCTGAAGAGGCAGCTGTACCAAGGGTAGGTTTATTTGTGATGTCTGTACTGTAGTCAATTTGTCCAAGTGTAATCTCTTGACCGCTTAAAGTCAGATAGTCATAAGAACCAGCTAATGTTACATCTGTAGAATTGTCTGTTCCTACTGGGTCGAAGTCTGTTCCAGATGCTGGGATAGAAGGTTTACCTTCTATTCTATCCCAATCAGCTGCGGGTAGGTTATCGGAACGTGTTTCGTCAACAGTGTCAAATGACGTAACAAATGTAATATCCCAGTTATCATCATAAGCGTCAATATCAGCTGTATATGCTGCGAAGAAATCCCTAACCATTACTTGTGGATAGCTCCAAGTGCTATTTGTTTCTCCAATCCAAACACAGTTATGTGAGCCATCTGCACCAAATCTAACTGTATAGTCTTTACCCGTTTGATTAGCGAGTACTCTTACCGTACAATTATTCCATTCGTTATTGTTAGTAGATTGATACAAATAACCAGCTATAAAAATAGTAGCCGATTCATTTGTCTGATAATCATATATCTCAACTACAAACGTCATCATATCTGCCGTACCGTGGGTAGGCAGTTTTATTTTAATAGCACCCGTTACACCACTCGTAGTTGTTTGATACATCGCCCCTTTAGGGAAAGGTATATATCCAGATGAAGTATTGTTTTCATATACTACACTACCAGTCACCTTTAATGTGGACGATAGAGTGTCATTGGCATTACTACGTAAGTATTTACTATCTGTTTGTGTAGTGATATCAAACGATGTTAGATAACCCGCTGATGCGTGATTACCCCAACCGTGAGCAGTATCAGCATTTGCACCTTGTGCAGAAGTGGCAGCACCAATATCCGAAGCAGTAAGGTCTCTTGTCGAAACAGAAGCATTAGCATCAGTAACGTGTCCCTCACTGTTTGTAGTAATGTTGATGTCAAGGTCAGAGATTACCGTAGCGCCAGTTAAAGCACCAGTGTCAATACTAAAGTCATCACCATTGAATGTAGGGTGTGTATATACAGTATCTGTATCTGTTGCACTAATAGTACCGTTAGCAGCGATAGTAATATTCGTACCAGCCGTAAGAGCAGCTACTACGTTGGCTGTGTCTGTAACATCAGCATTGTCTTCTACACCAGTAGCTGTTGAGTATCCTTGCGTAGAGTGGTCACCCCAGCCATACGCAGTGTCCCACTGACCTACTTTAGTATCGCTAATGATATTTGTGCCCATATCAATGTCGCCAATCATCTCACCGCCATCCTTGGTAAGATAAAGGGATGGCATACCAACAGCATTGTAGTTGTAAGCAAACAACGATACGATACGCATTGAAGTGGTATTGAAGTTGCTAAACGTCCAACGTAACTTTGTTTGAGCGTTACTGCTGGAGTTTTTAGTGCCGTATACAAATTCTTGACTTTGGTTAGAAAGGTCTGT